GCGCCACCACCGACACGCTAACTATTGACCCCACTTCCAAAGCCGCGCGGGTAACGCTCTACGATGCTCAGGGCAACCTTATGGTGCCGCGCTCCGACAACGACCGAGGTATTCTCAACATCCTCGTTCGCCAGTCTGCCGCCACTGGCGCAGGCGCTGCTGTCTGGGCTCTCCGAAATGCCACCTCTGGCAAAGTGCTCTACATCACTCGCATCTGGTGGACGCTCTCTTTCGACGGAACGGCAGCCGCGAGCTTTATGCGCTACGAGTGGATTAAAGGGACAGGCTGCACGGCCATGACTGGCGGTAATGCTGTTACTGCCCTGCTCAAGCGCAGCTCTGTCACTAACCCTGACGTTGACTCCAGAGTCCTCGACACTGGCCTGACTCAAACAGGCATTACTCAGGGAGCGGCCTTCTTTACTTGCACCTTTCCGCGCTGGCTGCCGGCTGCCGCGCTGAGTACTTCGGATGCTGGGCCAGTCTCGCCATTCTTTGAGCTGGTCTTCCCTGACACTGCACCCATTGAGCTGGTGCAGAATGAGGTGCTGTCATTGCGGAATGGCCCAACGAATACCTCGGTCGTTGGGGACACGGTGATGGGCGGTGTGGACTTCTTTGGCGGATAACAAGAAGAAATAAATGCCAACCATAACCCTGACTGATACCGGCAGAACTAACAGCTTATTAAGGAGGGATAAATGGCTAAACGTACATTAGAAGAGATCATAGAGGCGCTAGACTCAGACACAGTTAGGACTGCACTGACTCAGCAGAAGGCTAGAGTACAGACTATGATAGCTGAGCGGGTAGTAGAGCTACAGGCAGAGATGTCTAACCCTACCACCAACGATGAGGTTAAAGCTGAGATTGAGCGGCTGCTGACTAAGCAGATTATAGGGCTACAGGAGATGAAGGAAGGGATAGAGGAAAGACTAAGTGATAGTGATGGTATACTTAAGGGACTGATGCCTAATAGAGCTGCTAAGCGCAGAGCTGCTAAGAATGGAGCTAAGGAGGCTAAGACTGATTGAAGGTGTTTCCTTCCTGTTTGGAGATGTTACTTATCAAGGGAAGTCAATGCGTCTTCCAGCTAGGCAGTTTGACTTGCTAAAGGCACTTGTAGAGGCTTCCCCAGAATCAATAACTGTAGACGCGCTTAACAGGATAGGATATAGAGAGCGGAGGACAGCTTCATACCCAGAGAGCAGGGCAGTGAAGGTACATATTCGCATGATTAGACAAGCATTGATAGCCTCTGGTGTACCGCTAAGAATCGAACAGCGCAGAGGGTTTGGCTACAGATGCGTATCCTTATAGCTTTGGCTTGCAGTGCTGTTCTGTTAATAGCTCCTGGTCAGGTCTTTAGTCAGAGCGCTCCTGATACAGACCAGGACGGCTGGTCAGATGGCTATGAGTTTCATCTTGGTACCAGTCCAGCAAGTCGGTGTACTATAACTGATATAGATGCTTGGCCTCCTGATCTCAACCATGATAATGTAGTAGATATATATGACATAGCTCTTGAGGCACAGCTGTTTGATAATGATGCCAACTACGCACCGTTCCCACCAGGCATCTACCGCTACGACCTCTATCCGGAGCCTATGGGTGATGGAGTTGTAGACATCTTTGATATGGTAAGACAAGCTAACCTATTCGGACAGCATTGTTAGGAGGATATTATGCAGCCTTGGCAGATTGCTGTACTAAGAGCGGTTGCTGGTGGAGTTGTACTAGGCGCAGTAGGTTTCTTCAGTATCTGGGCACAGACTAGTGATTGGCATATACTGCTCACAGCCTTTATGGCTCCGTTCTGTGGTAACATTGCTACTCGTGGTGCGGCAGAAGGCTGGTGGGATACTAAGAAGTGAAAAGGCTTTGGGCTATTGTTACTTGGCTTCCAAGATGGATTCCTAAGGAGAAGCCTTGGAAGTGGCGTCCTTTCTTTCGTAGGCGTAGTCCAGTTGTTAACGGAATGTGGTATCTTGGGATTATGCCCTATTTCTGGTGGCAGCGCGGAGAGTCAGGCAAGGACTGGGATTTCAACGAGTTTGGTCTACAATTCGGCTTTGGGCCTTGGATGTTCCTAGTAGGTATTACAGATAACGATTAGGAGAATAAAGTGACCGACGATGGAGGGTACCAGAAGTTAGCCGATCCACCTATTATTGACCCTACCGCTAATGTCCTTGAGCACGTTCGCTCTGCCATACAGCGAGTTGATGATCTACGAAATGCAGAAGCCAAACGACTAGATGATGCTGTAGCGCATCTAAAGGAAGTAGTGCAGCTTCAGGCCGCTCATGTAGCAGAGGTGGTAGCGATACAAGGGGCACACCAACGCGAGCTAGCATCAGCGGAGCAGAAGCGACTGGACGCTATTAGCGCTGTTGGAGCCGCTGACATTAATGCCACTCGGGAACGAACTAGTGCCACGGCAACAGCCTTGCAAACACAAATTACTACGGTGGCAGACACGGCAAGGCAGCAGATGCAAAGCACAGCCACCCTACTACAAGATAGAATAGGTGCTGTAGAGCGGCAGCAGTATGAGAACAGGGGTGCTAGGGTACAAGAGGTAGAGAGCCGAGATCAAACTAACTGGGTAATAGGAATTATTGCGGCTTCAGTTGTTGGAGTATTAGGACTCTTGATTGGGGCCATAGGTATAGCTGTAGCACTGATGTGAGGGAGAACTATTGAAAGCACTAGATGTTTCCTTTAGCAGCATTAGTCAGTCCTGGTTTGAGGCTAGAAAGGCTGAGGGCTACGAGCTGTTTATACAGGACGCTTGGACTGGCAGTCTTACCCCAGCTAGTGCGCTGCCTAATATAGCTAATGCTAGAGCTGCTGGATTACTAATAGCAGTATACAGTGTGGTATCCTATGCTCACCCAGGTAAGTTTGCTGCTGATGTAGTTCATGCTGTTAGTCCTTACTGGTCTGAGTACAACTTCGTAGCTGTTGATGTAGAGGAGATAGAAGGGCTGCCAGACCCAACAGCAGACCAGATTCAGGAGTGTATTGACCGCATTAGAGAACTGGGCCAGAGGCCGATACTCTATAGTAGGCGTAACTTTATCTCCCAGTATCCAGACTTTGGGATACCAACTTGGATGGCTAAGTATGATGGAGTAGCTGAATTAGAGCCTGGTGATATAGGCAAGCAGTTCTCAGGTACTACACTAATAGGTGGAGTAGAAGTAGATCTAAGCGTGTTCGATGATACCTTCGTGAGAGGAGAGGATATGAGCCAGGATGATATTAATGCCATCAAGCAGGTGCTCTCACAGTTCGCTGATACTGACAACGCCATCAAAGAAGTGCTGGCGCAGCATAATGCTAGGCTAGCTGCCCTTGAATCTCACCCATCAGACGCAGCGGAGGCGGATAAGCTTATAGCTGATATTGAAGCTCGGATAGAAAAAGCTGGCAAAGATCTAGCCGGTGACTGACTGTCCTAGGCCTAAGTGTCACGGGCAGGTCTACTCTGAGCCTTGGGAGCAGAATCTTTGGACTTGTTTCCAGTGTGCTCGACACTTTATGCGGCTTGATGGGGAGCTGATTGAGATCAGCCGAGTGGCAACAGAACAGGAGTCTGAGAAGTCTCGGGCGGTAGGATCTAAGTTTTGGCGTGATCCTCCAACTAAAGGAAATAGAAATAATATGAAGGACAGGCGGCGGTTGAAGTGAACAGTGCCACCCCTCCCTACCCCTCCCCTAGTGATGTTTGTTGCAAGACTTGCTTGCCCCAGGTTGGCCCGTACTTTACTTTGAACGGTGTGTACAGTGGCCCTATATGAGCTAGTACCTCTGGAAAGGCTATCATACCATCTGCTAAGATTTCGTCATGAACCTGTAGCGCCTGATCTTGGTCTATTAGGCTAGGGTGTAACATAGCTCGCTTAACAATATCTGCGCCAGTGGACTGTATAGGATAGTTGATAGCGCACTTCTCAATATGATCTGGTGTAGCTGTCTCCAGTGTTGGCAGTCTGCACTTCCGGCCCAACATGTTCTCTACCCAGCCCTGTTCCCAGCCAAGTGCTGCTTGCTCTAACTGGTAGTCGTTAACTCCAGGGTAAGTCTCTAGCCAGCGCTCTCTGTACTCAGCACAGGTACTTATTGGTAACTTAGTGTGTCTAGATAGCGTAAATGGATTAGCTCGATACTGCATAGCGAAGTTGAAGGTCTTGGATCTAAGTCTGCTGTCTTCGTCTCTTTTACTAGTCCCTGGCCAGAGTGCTTGCTGTGTTAGCCAATGTATATCCTCTCCTTTAGCGTAGGCAGCTAGTAAGGTAGCATCCTGGCTGATCTCTGCCATGATCCTCATCTCTAGTTGGTCATAGTCCATCCAGCTCCAGATACTATTATCAGCCTCATATATGTCTCGGGCAGCATCGGGAATGTTCTGTAGGTTATCATCAGAGCTACTAAGTCTGGATGTCGATAAGTCTTGACGAAAGTGAGTGTAAGCCCTAGTACGGTTAAGATACTTCCTAAAGTAGGTTCCTATTAGTTTAGTCAGCTTGCGGTGTTCTAGTATAACAGTAGCTAATGGATCTGTTAGCATACTTAGGACTTCATCATCAGTCTTAAGCTGCTTCTTACTCTTAGTAAACGGAAGGAAGTTACCTCGGGCAGCTAGTACATAGCCAACCTGCTGAGGACTACTAGGATTGAAGCCTTCTTTAGTGCATATATCTTGGAAGACCAGTCTGCGCTGGCTAAGGTCAGTGTACCATTCTCTCACTCTGTTAGGTCGGAGCCTAAGTCCCCTTGCACTCATACGAAGCAACAGCGGTATTAGTCTTCTGTCAACCTCATAGCAATCCTGCTGTCTAGTGTTGACTGAATAGTAGTCTGGCTCAGTCGGATCAAAGCCAAGACCAGAGTAGTTATGTTCATAGTGCCATGTTACAGTACTCCCCCTATTCCACCCAGGCCCCTTCATCTGGTGCCAGAGTCTCATAGTACCTATTGTATCATTCAAGCACTTCTTAGCTGTTACCTCCCAAGGCAAGCTTAGCATGTTCTTACCTTTAGGAAGTATATCAGAGATAGCATCTAGCTCTGTCTGTGCATAGGAATGACACATATCCTTTAGGTTAAGGTCTGGTAATGCCTGTACCTGAGACATCAAGCTAGTATCTTGGGATTTATGGGCTATGTCAAGAAGTGCTTGAGGAACCCTATACTTACCGCTACAATCCAGTACGCTATGGCTAGCCCAAGGGCCAGATATATGAAAGTCTTGTGAGGCATCAATGCACCAATCTAATAACACTGAGAGATCAAAGATCCCATTATGCCAGATAACTGTTTCAGCACGTTCTAGTAGGCTAAGTACTAGTAGTATGTTGTTAGGATTAGGATCTGGATAGACTCTAACGTATACTGATTCTTGGCAGTTAAGGCCTACTCCAATGCCTAGTAGGAATCTATCCTTGATTGAGACTGTCTCAACATCACATGACACAACAGGATGAAGCTGTAAGAGATATTCTATTAGTTGTTGTGGAGTATAGTTCTCTGGCCCTAGATAGGCGAGGCTACCTTCCATACTTAGCTAGTATCTTATTGTAGCGATGGCACCAACTGATAGGGCAAACCTGTTTGGGAAATCTATTCTCATGTTCAGTATGCAGTAGATTACTGGCATGCTTTAGCTCGTCTAATACTTCTTCTAAAGCAGACTTCTCTACTAGTTCTAGTCCTTCAGCAGGAATCATACAGATACACCCGCATTCCTCTTCAATGCAGAAGCCATTAGTCTTGACTTCGTGGCTACACTGTTTACAGATCATCTTCCATCCAGGCGCTCTAGCTCTTTAGCCACTTGTGTTAGGCAATCAGCACACAGATAGAACTCACTATGCAGTATCGGGCTATAGAACCTCATAACATATCTCAGTGGTACTGGCCCACAGCCATCACAACTGTTAGTGCCAAAGCTGAGGAGCTTCCATCTGATCCCAGGCACTTTATTAGGCATCGTGTAATGCGAATCGGCGTGGGGTAATTCGGAAAATGACCAACACCACCAGGATCATGCGTTTCGTCATCCGATTTGCATTGTACGCGCCCGTTTTGCATTTCCTATGGTATGCCACCGCACATATGCGCCAATCCTTGCAGCCTCTCTCTTACAACTCTTGCAGAGTCCTGGCTGTTCTTTTCCCTTCTGGATTGAAACCATTCTTACTTGGCCTTTACTACAACGTCTGCAGAGTATGCTCATGCAGGCTTTTTTGCTAGTTTAACTGCCAAGTAAATCTCTGCTCTTTTCTGTACTATCTCTGGAGGGAGTTCCTTACCACCAGCCGTAAAGGGATAATCTAGGAGAAGTTCGATCTGATCTAGCTTTAGGATACTCCAAGGATATATATCTTGTAAGAAGTCATATGCTCGACGGCTATGTAGGCCCCACTGGTATTGTGGTCTCCAGTTCTTGTGCTTACCTCCGTCCATATAATAGGGGCCTAGCACTCCGCCTCCCCAGTGCTTAGCCAAGAAGTCTAATGGGCGGCGATCCACTTGGCCTATAAGAATACCTATTGTGTAGTGAGGAGGCCGGTTCCGAAGGTAAACATATCCTTCTCCATCGAAGAATCCAGCTGCATATGCTGCTATCCAATCTTCTACCACTATTCTGGCTTCCTAAAGACAAGTAAGTCTTCGTCTAAAACGACATCGACTTCTTTGTTGTACTTGCGAAGGGCTATGGTAGCGGACGCTTTAGCAATTGTTGAGGGAGGAAGGTGCTTAATCCACTCATCCAGCTTAAACCCGTTCCTTTGCGCTCTGTTAATAGCTGCCTCAGACAGCATTATCCTATTGTCTCCCTCACGTCTATCCTTACTAATCACACATACCCTACCTCCAGGCTTAATCACTTGAAACAGAGCCTTCATTACTCCATCCATAGCCTGAGTATAGAAGAAGGGGTTTAGCCTAGATAAGTTAAGTGCTGATCTCGTGTACTCCTGAGTCTTATACCTTCCAGTACCAGTATCACTCTCCGCCCCTGTTTCCTTGATCCCAGTACTTGCCATTGTGGTACTATACGGGGGACTGAAGATTGCTGCATCAACAGACCCTTGTGGGAGCCTCTGCATGACTTGCCTACAATCTCCCTGGTATATAAAGACATCAGTTACCTCTCGCTTCTCTTCTCTCCACTTAGCTCCTGTCTTGTGGATTATATCTAGAAAGTAGGGTTCTAGTTCTATTAGCGCTACCTTCCTATTATCTAGTGCTGATATAAGTTGGCTGCCAGTCCCAGCAAATGGGTCTAGGACTAGTTCTCCAGGCTCTGTTAGGTACCTTGCCATCTCCCTAACCATTGGTAACAGAGCTTTGGCTGGGTGCTCAAATGCTTCTGGTGGGAACAGTGATCGTCTAAGCTCTGTATCCCGACCAAAGTTAACTACCTGCCAAGGCCTCTTATTAATAAATAGTTCTTCGCGAGGATAGTCAGGAGCGAACTCTTCCTCTGTTGTTACCACTATATATCCGTTCTACCAACCTTGCGTAGGATTCTTACTGCATTAGTTTTACCTATACCAGCCACAGCTTGTAGTTGACTAGGATCAGAGTTCAGCACATTCCAGACTGTCCCGAAACGCTTGATAAGTGCCTCAGCTTTACTAGGCCCAATACCAACTCCGTGTCCTATTGCCATTAATGCTTCTACTTGTGGATTAGGACTCCAGCTCATGGTTCTTAAGTATCTTTCAAAGGTAGTGTGATCCTCCTTCTGATCCCCATAGTAGAAGGCTACTAGTGCTGAACAAGTACCCTTTAGTGTGGCTGTATGGTACACTTCTATAAACTTCTGTACCTGATACAGCCATGCCATTATCTTACTGTACCTAGCTGGAGCCTCGTTGCTAGCATAGAACACGTTACGCTTACTACCTTTAGTTGGGTGGTATAGAATAGTTCCCATAGGCCCAGGATCAGCTACTCCTTCTACTAGTAACATTGTTCTAGCTTCCTTATGAGCCTTAACCTCTTGTCTAAGCTGGTACTCAATGCTATCCAAATCGCCTGTTAAGTCCTTCCAGGTCTTTCTCTCTACTTGTACCGACTGACCATTGGCTGCTAACCACATATAGTCGGCAAAGCCTGCATCATTGAGTGGTACTAGCTTAGCCTCTACAGCTTGCCCTATATAGCTAAAAGCTAATACAGGTTCATGCGTGTCCACAGAAATCAGGATACGGCTGCCTTCCTATGTTCTAGTCTCATTCTATCTCCTGCTACCATCTCAATCTGGTTAACTAGGCTATCCCAAGTAGGGTTCTCAACGCTGGTTCCCTCATAACCCAGATGGTAGCCACACTTGATCCACTTACCCGTTATCTTGCCTCTATCCTTTTCTAATCTCATATGGCAGTCTACTAGCGTCTCAGTCTTAGCCAATCCTTCCAGTATTCTCCTACCAGAGGCTATCTTCTCTACGTCTCCCTTACTAGTAATATGATCTTTGTATTCGTCGGTCAAGTGGTGGACTGCTATTAGATTCTTCTTAGTTCCCTGGGCCATATTGTAAACATCTCTGGTAGCATCATTTGGTTTTCCATACTCTATCTGTAACAGCTGTATTCTAGGCCTCTCGCCTTTGGCAACCGAATCGTCTTGAAGCTGTTCAAGGTAAGCATCTGCCTTGACTCTCCTAAGTACTGTGGCTGTGTCTACTACTACTGATCTAACACTAGGGTCAGTGTAAGCATCAGCTAGTCTTATGATAAAATAATCCCAGAGCTTTCTCATTCCCCCGACCTTATAGTTATCCAGTTGTAGTGGCTGTGGTAACTCATATATAACTATGTCTGCGTCCGATCTCTGAGGCTCTGTCTCTGGTTCGTACTTAACTACTTCTATATTCAGGCCTTCAAATAGCGCGTTGTACTTACCTCCATATATTGCCCGCTGCCAACCTAGATCAAACTGAAATCCTCGTATTGGTAATGGAGCTGAATATGCTAGAGTCGATTTACCTGTTCCGCTTTCCCCTTCGAGTCCTAGCAGCATTAAGTCTCTCCTTGTTATTGTAATAATAGTTTTGGTTCTTTATATGCATACATTCGCGGCATGTTCGTCTGGGGTAACCTTTATAGTAATCTCGGTAAGTGTTCTCCTCTGTGTACTCATGGCCCTTAGGACAGTGGGTCTTTGCTTTGTGGCGTTCCTGCGTTACAACAGGCCCTAGGCCTCGCAATACGTTCTGTTGCCTTGTTACTAGCTCTAGATAGTCTGGATTAACACAGTTCCTTACTCTACATAAGTGATCTATTTCCAGGCCTTCTGGTATTTCTCCTTTGAGAGCCCTGTAGGCTACTCGATGGGCAAGATCTATGTAACCGTGTGTAACAGCATAGGCACCATAGCCAGAACGTGTTGCAGCAGTCCATAACCAGCAGCTGTCTGTGATATTCACCTTGTCTAAGAACCGCTGTGGCAGATCCATTCAGAGTGGTATCCCTGCTAGCCTGCAAGTGTTACAGACTACTGTACCGTCAGGAATCCAGTTTGGGCAGTCACCGTTCTCGCACTGCTGTAGATCAGGCCCGTTAGGTTCTAACCAGTCTGCCAGGCAAGAGTCACACTTGTATCTCAGTTGGCCGTCCTCTAAGCCTATCACACTAGTGTCAATAGCTCCGCAACTAGGACAACTAGGCTCAGACATTAACTCTATCCTCTAGGTCAACAACTGTATTCCATATATCTTGCCTCCAGCGCTCCAACATCTTATCTAGCCTATCAAAGGCTCTAAGCGCCTCTGCTAGTTCATTATCCTCTAGTGCCCTAGCAAGGTCACGCATTGGAACCTGAACATCCTTCCACTCTGTCTTAGACTGTATCATCTTACTTCACCTCCTCTACTTCAACGGTAATCTCCTTGGGTGCCTTGTTCTCAAACACCCATTTACTGATGTATAGAGTACTGATTGGAGACTCTACGTTCCCGTCTTGTACTCCAGCATTGTATCTGTAGCTATGCTTCTTCTCGCTATCGAATACCATATTAACTTTTACCATTGTTCACCTCCTAAGTTTACGTCTGCCAACATGATAAGATCCGCAGAATTTACACCTATATGGATGAACTGATATTACCACTCCTTTCTGAGCCAAGCTCCGGGCTGCTGATCTAGCTGAGTCGAGGTCAACGTACTGAATCTTTCCGTAACATTGTACTTTCTTTGCTCTCCTCTTTGAAGCCACTTATGCTCCTAAACAACTTATTGGCACACTTATCATGTAGTATCCAGCCAAAGAAGTGCAATGCTTCTTGGCTAGGCTTGATTAGATTACCACAGGCACTACACATTGTTACTAGCCTTAAGTCTGAGGACTTGCCTGTATCTTTCAATAAGAGCCTGTGCCTTGGTTATCTGCCGCTCTAATTCTTCAGGATCACGGTACAATAAAGCCATACTGCGACGACCTATACTTCTTTGCCATTCACGATAAGCTGATACCATCTTCTCCGTACTATCAGCTTCACTGCTGTGTCCATTGCTCCTAGCCCATTCTAAACACTCAGGTGATATTACTATATTCGGTTTGCGGTCAGGGTTGCTTAGTTTAGTCATTACTCACGTTCCTTTCTGAGTCTTTCAATAGACTCCTTAGCCTGACATATCAGCAAGTACTCACAGTTATCGCACATCCAAGGCTCATTGTATGTGAATTGCTTAGGAACTTCTCCTCTGGCTACATGGTCTAGATAGATAGTCTTTCTTTCCTGTAGCCAAGCCCAGTTATCTTCTATTTCCTGTGGACTAGCTATGCCATGCCATACCTTCAGTGCTGGAAATGGTGGGTTATAGCTTCCTAACGCATGAAACACTGCGAGTGTAGCTTCATTCCTGTCAAGACATTTAAGGTAGCCAAGTAACTGCTTAGTCCAAGTCTCAGGGAAATCCTCAGGCTCCTTCTTAGCCGACACTCTGGTTGACTTAAGCTCGCCTACTGTATCCCTATATGTTAGAAAATCAGCCTCATAATATATTCCGTCTACCTCACCGGACTTATGTTCCTTGTGTGGCCTTAGCAGCGCTTCTTCTAGTCCGATTCCCATAACAAAGATTAGTGCAGTCTGTGGGTTTATGGGAAGTGGGTCATAGCGGGCATAATAGCTGCGAGTTAAGCACCCTATGAGCTCAGTGAGATGCGGGAGAGGCTTTGGGCCTTTACTGTCCAGACTGGCAACAAAGTCCTCTAGCATTACTTTAGTCATATGCTCATCTAAGACCCACTTCACGTCAGTTACTCCTGGTCTTCCTCTTCAGTTGTATCATCTTCGGTATCGGTGCTTTCGTCAGTGTTCTCGTCCTGATCTTCTTCACCGTTACCTTCTGGCAGGTCTTTGGGATCCATGGTTTCCTCCTTTCTACGTGGGATCATGCTTTGTGTAATAGCCCCTCTGAGTCTCTCGTGAGCTGCTTAGCCATCAACATAGTACTAAGCATCTCACGATTGGTAATAGCAGTAACAATCTCTGTTCGGCTAGTAACTCTCTGGTCTTGTAGTGCAGCCTGATAAAATTGGCTTTCAGTTTTACCATCTGCTAGACCAGCAAGATACTCGAACATATCATCGCTAGCGCCTGTAGCTCCGTTGATACTAACTACTTGCCAGGCCTGTCCTTCTCCGTTCTCCCAGATCTGCCTACCATTGGCTCCCATAATAGGCTGCCCGTCCTCATCCACCTTTGGCATACGGATAGTAGCTGGGCCGAAGTGCAGCTCCTGTTCCTGTCCTACTAGCCTATCCAGGCGATCTTCCGGTGCTACCTCTGGTAATAGGTTACGCAATGACTTAGCAAATGCATCCCATCTGGTGTTACCAAAACTAGTACTGGGTGGCTGGTAGTTGATACTGATAGATGCAGTTGGGAAGGGATAAGGCTCTGTGGCCTCCAGTACTTCCAGATCTCTATACTTGAGATCACAATAGACGGACTTCCGGCTGGTACCATCAGGATTATCTCTCTGTGCTTCTCTCCTCTCGTATGAGTCTAGTGTCCCCTTGAAGCGGATCAGTGGTGACTGGCCCTGAGGGGGTGCAGTGCTAAACTTTTCTTGTACCAAGATCTATACCTCCTTAGTTTGTGTGACATTTGTATGACAACGCAAAGCCTAGTGCTAAGGCTTATAGCAAATTTGTTGTACAACAATTTGTGTGTATGGGTGATGTACAACAAAAATCGGCTTTTATGTCAACAATACGGTTGAATCAAGTCCATACTTCGCTGGTCGCCGTCCACTCGCTTTTTCTACTACAACAATTCGGCCCTCCTCTACAAGCTCACTAACCTTTCTTCTTGTTGTTTGATACTCTAAGGCGAGCCTATCTGCAACTGTTGCAACATCAAGTACCTCCGAAGCTAATAGGGTATAAATTCCCTCTTTCACAACGTTGTATTTCTCTTCACTGTATTCCATTGTATAGACGCCCTCTTCTTCGCTAAAGCGTAAATACAACTCGAACAGTTTAGCTGAACGCTTATCAGAGGCATCTAAACTAACTAAACCTCCCTGCTTGTCCATTGCCCAAACTGCTTCGTAATACCCTGCTTTCTGTATTGACCCCCAAGCTCTGCTGCGTACATCAACTGACTCATCTCCATGACGAGAAACGTGCTCTATAAGTACCATACAACAATGGCACTCTGCTGCTAGGCGTTTCAGCCACCCAAGCCGAGCAGGGTAGCTATGTCCAAAGTCGTCAGTAGGTGCACCTGCCATTGCAGCCGTGTCTACTACTACAATTGCTGGGTACTGACCATAGTCCTCATACATACTCACTATAGTATTACTCAGAAGGTATGCAGCTCCAGGAAGGCCAGATGTGCTAGTGTCACTAAAGTTAAGCTCTCCTCTGTCAACTACATCTATTAAATCATAGTGTGTAGAGCCTAACCTAAATTGCGCTACCATCCGTAAACGGTCTATTACCATATCTGCGCCATCGTCAGCTGCTATATAGAGGACTGGGCCATTACGTATAGGCTGGCCTAGGAAGCTTCCTAGACCATTAGCAGTACAGATAGCAGCGTCAAGAATTACCCAAGACTTAAATGAACCAGGAAGCCCGCACACCGTCATTACAGCACCTTCACGCATTAATTCCTGAATAATCCATCTTGGCCTCGTATCTCGATGCCTCTGATCCTCAGGCATTATTCTACGTAACTGTATTAATGGAGCTAGCGCAGCAGCAGAACTTGATCCAGCCATTAGTTCGTTAACGTCCTTTGAGTCTCCCAATCAAGCTTTCCTTTCAATGCCCTTATCATCCTTCGGCTCGTTCCACAAGTAGCTCTGACAGTTTGGACATTGAAAGACACGTCTCTTTCTGGGTACCCATCTGTGCCCACAGCGTAGACAGATCAGTTCGGATATTATAATTTCGTTCATGCATTAAAGTATATCATGTTTCTATGTTATATGTCAATATAGTACTAACAGGGTAAATGTTGATAACCTACTTATAGCGCCACCTGTAGTCTTTGTGGGGATGGTTATGTAGCCACTCACATGCTAGACATACTCTTTGGCCAGTTCGTTGATTAATGCGTAAATTAACTCCTGAAAGTGGATGGTTCCACTTGCAGTGTGTCTTTTCTTTGCTTGGATGGTTCCCTCGGCCTAGGTTAGTAGCTTTCGTTACAGCCTCAAGGTGCCTGGGATTTACGCAGGATACATTCCTGCACAGATGATCCAATTCCAGTCCAGCTGGAATATTGCCTATAAAGAACTGATAAGAGAACCTATGCGCCCATTCCATCCCCTTACGAGGTGTGCTAAAGGTAGTTACCTTTATAGTACATTCCGTAGCCACGCTTATCTTTGCTACCTTGCCACTCCCAACACCCGTTTTGAAGACTCTTGACTCTTCGAGTAAAGCTAATCGGAGCTACAATCATTTGCGACCTGCTGCAATTTAGATCTCCATTTAGATATAGTGGTAAAGTCTACATCTATTAGCGCTGCAACCTGCTTGTTGCTTAGCCAGACTGAAGCTAACAGTGCGACTATATCAATACCATATTGGCGCTCTATTCGAGACATTAGAGGAGTCTTATGGAACCTGTTGTTAGTCCTCAACGCTCTCTCTGTATACCCAGCTACCTGTCACAGCGTACTTTAGGTCTAGGTCTGATCTAACCATCCTCCATACAAACTTTAAGTCGTCTGGAGGTTCTCCTTGATACCTTACAACTATATCCATACACCAGCCTGAGTCAGCTACGAACCTAAGCCGCTTCATGTTGTCACTGGTAGCTAGTGTCACTGTCTGTTCCATCTGTATCACCTCCTTCCATTGGTAGTGTGTTAGGTAGGACTACTACTGGTAACTTATGTCTCTTCTTCTGGTATAGGTTATAGCCCTTACCAGTATGTCCAGTCTGATAGTCTCGCTCAGCTCCACACAGCTTGCAGATAGCATGAGCAGTCTCTCCGTCTGGAGAATCAATAATCCAATGATGCGAGCAACTGTTCATAGGATAAGATATGACACAGTAATACCCAATACGAAGCCCCACATGATTCCCCATAGATAGGTAATAATTAGCTGTTTATGACTGTGATCGTTGCTCATTTTCGAGTCCTGAATACTTCTTCCAGGCAGCAAGGGCATCTTCGACCTGCTTCTGAAGTTCGGCAAGCTGAGTTGATCTAAGATAGTAGCCACGTTCAGCAGAAAGGTGCGGGAGCATCGCTCCTAGTACCCCTGCCATCTTCTCTGCGATGTCCCAGACCTCCTCGTACTGCTCTTTGTAGCAGTCAGCAGCGTAGGAGGCGGCCATGGCGTCCTCGCGGGCAGTCATTTCGCCTCCTCGGTTAGCAGCGTCTCTAATCGCATGACTTTCCAGTCCCAGACCTCTTGCCGTTCTTTGGCACTTGTCAGTAATCCTCTAACACCATTGCGTAAACGCTCAGCCTCAGCCTTGTGCGGGCAGAAGGCTTCGCCTCTCCCACTGCCACGACAAGCAGCGCAGAGGGTGCCGCCAACGTGACCGTGGCCTTTACAAAACGAACAGTCGCCTTCGCCGGATAGGGCAGCGCGGACACAGTCGTCAGCGTGACCTTGGTCTTGCCGTTGATAGCAGACGTGGCAGCTTATCGTGCCGTCCTCCTCTATGCACCACTCTGGGACACGTTCCAGCGCCTCCCGTACCACTTCTAGCTGACAGCGAGCAGCATCACGCTCCCCTCGTCGTTCGTAGAGTTGTTCACGGGCGTCATTCCGCTCCCGCTCAGCCGCCTCTTTCTCGCCTAACAGAATCCTCCAGTCACACGGCCACGGCTGTCCACAGGTGTAGCAGGTTTCCACATCAGGAGTTCGCTCAATGGGATAATGGCGCGTCGTTGCTTCAAACGTTGAGAGACGCTCCTCAGCCGCTTCCCGCTGCTCTCGCTCCAACGTTAGACCTTGCCCCAATGCCTCGATATCAAGCTTAGCGTCGCGTAACTGAATCTCCAACCCAGCCCGCCGCTTTCGCTCTGTGGCAAGCTCGGTCTCCATCCTTCCATATTCACAAACCATACAGGCAGGCTCAAACTTAATGTGTTGCAGACAGCCGCGTTCAGTCATTAAGAACTCCCCATACAAAGATTGCTGTCAGTAGGAATATCACTACGTAACCCTGAAGCTCATTCATCCTTTATTCCTTATAACCAAGGCTTCCATCCTTGCTCTAACCATAGTTGATATGCCACTGCTGTATTCTCCTCTATTCCTGCCGTCCAACAACTGGTAGTGAATCTCCAGCCATGGAGAGCGCAGTCGATCTGCCAAGTACCGCAATGGCCGCTATTATTGCAGTCTGCTTGGTAATCGCTGCCTGATTCTTGTCTTGCAAAGTAAAGAGCGGTATTGCAGTCCCAAGAGTATGCACAGATAATCTGTTCTGCATCTACTGCTCCCGTCTCTTGCTGGGATAGAAGTCCCACATAGGGCTGCTGCCTCTGCTGATACTGGTAGTTCTGGGATACTCTCCAGCTTGCACGTTCGGCCAATGCTTCAGCCAGGGGTCTACCATCTGCCGCTGTTGGAGCCAGAGGCGCAGGCGCAGTGGTAGCCATCGCCACAATAGGTATGTCCTCGGGTGCCTGACTGGACACTGGCACCTGATCTGTCCACACTTGTAGCACTTCCAGTTGTCTAGGCTCATGCTTGCCTCCTAGTGATAGCCAGCTAGTGGTGACCGTTACAGCCACCACTGCTAGATGAGTTAGGAATCTTATAAGCTACTCACTTGTATGTATCTACGTACTAGCAGGTTAATGAATCGCCAGCCTGTTATCCTTGTACTGCCAATAATCATAATAGGAGCTACTGTATATTCATCTCTGCTAATCTCGATACGATACATGAGCCTGCCATCTTTGCTCTTTACCTTGACAACTGCTAACATCTATCTCACCTCCTCTCTGTTATAGGTAGGAACCTTACTTAGTTACTGCCAGTTTAGTACTCTCGCGCTCCTCCCATCGGTTCGTTCTTTCCTCACAGGCCTGGCAGCAACATATATCATTTACGTAGCCGCCAAGTACCCAGCTGGGAGTTATGCGGTTTGTCTGCCTAAGTATCTTGTAATGCGTCAGTGGCCTAGGGCAGCCTGTTGCTGCTATTGCCTTGAGTAGCTGTATCTGGTTAAACATTCTGTCTCCTGTACCTAGCATCAATCACAGCTGTCGAGCCGATAAAGTGCAGGAAGTCCTCTCCATCAAACCACACATAGCCAAACTCGTCCCATTCCTCAGCGAAGAACCTCCAGCCAGGGTAGTCATCGCACTCTCGCTTCTCAACCTTGCGAATAGTTACTGTCTGGTTGAACATCTGTATCACCTCCTCTCATAATGAAGTTAGCCAAGGCGATATACTCACAAGAGTAGCATCTTTTATCCCTAATCTCTTGGCGTGATAGCTTCCCACCACACTTTTTACACGTTTTCATGCTCACCTCCTTCCTTCATTTCTGTACCTGTGGGAGTGTTTTTGCCCACTTCTCTCTTGAGTTGTATTTCCCTACCCAGACATAGCGCCCTATGATATTAATGAGCGCCTGTCCATCATCCTCATCCTGTTGGTTGATACGCAGGATAATACCTATCATCTCACGGCAACGTTTACACCCAAGGTACAGCCGCTTACTTCCAATCCTGTACCCTATATGTTGGCATAAGCCTGATGCTAACGTAGCGATCATTTACCTCCTTTCCCCATATGCTCCCTGCAGGGGCGGTTAACCCCTGACGATCACGATCTGCGACCGCAACGCTTGCTGTGCGTGAACATTGCCATTGGCGGCCAATATCTGTAATGATTCGATCTGGTCATGCTTCCTATGCTGGATTGGACACAGCCATTTCATTACGCCACAACTACACTTGACGTTCTTGCGCTTTGGCAATTGGCTACCTCCGGATATGGGAACTACCATACCCTGCAGGGAGCATATTCAATTGTTAAGGAGCGGTTCAATCCATAGTCATATCCTACCATATGGGGGTGGGAATGTCAATCCCCGAATTGTTTCCATATATACAATACCGGCATTATACTTCCATTACCATAATGTACGGCCGCATGGGATTGGTGGCCTGGCGGTCCCGTGTGAATCAAACGTCTGCCACCACGTTGCCCAACAGGGTCCATTGGGGCCCGAATGTGTGCGCGTGTACACGTTTACCAATTGGGCACGGTTCTCGGCCATTGTGGCAATTGATCATTGGATAACACGATATAATACCTGTGTGCGCGAAGAAAGAGTCAAATGCTGAAGCTCTATAGCAAATAGAAAATAGGGAGGCAGATGGGCTATACCTCCCTACTTCTTACTATTACTGGTTCAGGTAGTGAAAGCTACCTACGTTCGCTTCGAGCCACCGAGTAGCACTCGCTGTATTGGCAGGAGCAGGCTCCTGTCCATCCTTCTCGGCTCGCTTCTCCATGTAGGCGCGGTTCACTGACTTGAACTCTTCGCCTGTCGAGTCAAGCTGGATAGCGCCTCGGCTCTGGAAGCCTCCGCCTCCATTGCTGGAGCGTGGAGCCCTTGGAGTACTGGTTCTGATCCCAGGGCCACTTGGCTTGGCACTGACTGTTTCCTCTGTCATATCGATTGTCAGTACCAGCTTCTCCACTCCGACTGCCCTGTATGCAGCGAAATCCGTTGCTCCTCTGGCCTCCTCAACATCTCTGGCGATCAGAGAGTTACGCTCGTCCTTCTTGGCTTCCACCTCGAAGTTAGCCACTCGTTCCGTAGCGCGCTTGTGAAGCTTGGCTGCTTGCTCGGCTTCAGTCTTGGCCTTGTCAACCGCTCTGCCCAATTCGAGTAGCTGCTCGGGAGCAACTAGCCCGACACTGGACTCGAACTGCTTCATAGCCGTAACGTGTGCCTTCTCCGCAGCCTTCACCTTGTTAGCGTGCTCGTGAGCTTCGGCTTCCAGCTCGGCCTTGGTGGGTTCTGTGTCTTGTACCATCTCGTTCACATCCTTTCTGTAACTCTGTCGGTTGGTAGGCGGCCCATCTCGGCTACCACATGGAGCATACCATTACCCGATATGCATGTCAAGGGGATATTGGGGATAATGACAGCACAATATCTTCCTCGAACATTAGTTCCTATTGACAGGTGTTATAATGCATGGTATATGGGACGGTGTTATGTCAAGCTATAACATACAGGCTGAGCTGTTACGTCAACTGGGGCAACGAGTTATTACTATTATGGCAAGCCCAAGTTTGTTATTATCAGCATTACGTCAAGTCTACTTGCTTATTATCTGTATTATGTAGCATATAGTTCACTCATTATACACATTATGGTAAGCATAGCGGTCAGACCCCGTCTTTGCCTCGATGTTCCTAGAGCGCATTTACTGTCTACGAGATTTTCTCAATCTAAAATCCTTGTTCTATACAATGCAGTCAACTAACTAGTAGCAACTAAATAAGGGTATTGACACAACAATTTCAGTTGTGTTATTATCTAACCCAAGAGAATCCGGAGGAAAAGGAGCCTAATGCTAGCCCGAGAGAATCCACACTACATAGGCCCAAAGGCTACCCAAGAGGAGCTAGATGCGCCTAACGGCTACCAGATTAGGAAGCAGGAGTACTTAGATCTCCGCTGTAACGGCTTTACTGAACGAGAAGCCTCCTTACTATCTGGCTTCACTGCCAATAGTATTAGACGAGAGCGTGCTAACGACTCCAGTTTTGAAGCCATTGAGAAATCTATAGCCAGTGTTCCTGAACGGCAAACTTACCTAATGAGGATTAAGTACACAGCCGCTATTGCCCACGCTCTCAAGGAGAAGGAGTTGGCTGTTAGGGCACTAGACCCAGAGACAGACGGATTGGACGGACTTAGTGAGCGCGAGTTTAGTTACCATATGGAGACTCGCAAGTCGCTTCCTAGGGGACAGTTAGAAGTTGAGTCTGGCGGATCTGGCGGTAGCCTAAATCTAACTATCAACCTTGGCGAGAACGAGATCAAGTCTGTAGAAGCCAGACGTGCCGTAGCTCAACAGCTACTAAGTGACTTTGACGCTAGCTCTAAGTACCGCAACTCTGACTTACCACTCATAGGAGGTGAGATAGTTGAGGACAGTTAAAAAGCTAGAAGAGCTAGGTATCCAGCCTAATGGTAACAACTGGGTACTAGTAGGTAACGTAGTTTGCCTCAACTGTGGCTACGCGTGGTTAGCTGCTAGACCTGCCTTTGTCTTCCTCCTGTACTGTCCTGAGTGTGGGCTACAGAGAGCTAACTAGTGGCAGCTCCAGTTCTAACTAGACCAACAAGTGAGTTTGAGTCCCGAGTAGTAGCTGCCCGCTATGGTGATCTCCGCTCCTATGCTAAAGCTGTCCATAACATTGAGATAGAGGAATATCAAGAGGCTTGGGAAGAAGCCCTCAATACTCTCAACTATACCGTAATAGTCTGTCCCCCAGACACTTACAAGACCACAACAGTACGTATGTGGGTAGAGCAGCAGATAGGCCTCAATCCTAACATACGTATCCTTTGGCTTCAGTCTGCTGGTGAGCAGTCTAAGAAGAACGTTATGGCTATCCAGCGCACTATCAAGTCTAACAACGTCTACCGAGCAGCCTTTGGTGTTGAGGAGGATACTGACGCTCAGTGGACTAAGGATGCTATCTTTGTCAAGCGCAACTATACTGGCCCAGAACCAACTCTAATGGGCTGTGGTCTAAATGGCCCTTATCAAGGTTTGCACTTTGACGTAATAGTACCTGACGATGTAACTAACCAGTGGGACGTACGTAGCCCAACTGAGATGGAAGCCCAGCGCTCTACACTCCGTGGTGTAGTGGTAGACCGCCTAGTAGAAGGCGGACGTATAGTAGCACTACTCACTAGATGGGGAGAGAACGATCTAGTCCCTACTTATGCAGAGATGGGATTTACTATTATTGAGATGCCTGTTATTGGCGAATACCCTTGGGGAGAAACTCTTAGCCCTAAGCGCTTTACACCAGAGAAACTAGAGTCTATCCGCAGACAGAAGGGTGATAGTCTCTTTGCTCTTACCTTCCTGTGTAGCACTGGTGCTATGGAAGGCAACATTATTAAGCGTGACCATATACAGTATTGGGATGCCAGCACAATTCCTAACCGTCCACTGAACATCTATATGGCAGTAGACCCAGCCGCTAGTACTAGAACCAGTGCTGACTATGCTGCAATAGCCTCAGTTGGTACTGATCTCCGCTCCCGCAAGATATTCTGCTTAGATGTCTGGGCTAAGCGCTTAGAAGTCCCTGACCTGGAATTTGAGATACAGAGACGTGGTAAGCGCACTAACGGACTTCGTGCAATAGGACTGGAGACAATTGGATTCCAACTTAGCCTAATGCAGTCTATGAAGCGCAAGTACAAGCTACCGTTTGTTGAGATACCTTACCGCTCTCGCCGTGGAGTACAGAGCCACACTATAGCCCTAGATCGTGACAAAGCTAGCCGAGCAGCCTACTTAGACGCTCTATTTGCTAGTGGCAGACTTCTTCTTCCCAGAAACCTACCGCTTGTTGACGGAGTTAGCCTTGAGACTGAACTGTGCTTAGCCCCCTATGGCAGACACGATGATAGAATGGACGCCCTAGCAATGGCATGCGTCTTGGCAGACGGGGCTAGAGTTCCTATGATACGTAAGCCTAGATACATATTCAACAGGAGTTACTAACTTGACATATTCTACTCCTTCTTCTGTGGCTGGCCTGGATTCGGCATGCTTAGGCCAGCTTACTTAAGACAATGATTCCTGACACACAAGCAGAACCAACCATTGACTACTGCCGTGAGATGTTGGAACACGTCCAGACTTACTGGCGTCCTCAGACTGACTTTGATCTCTTACGAAATACTATGTACTGGGACGAGGACTTGACTCCACAAGAAGATACAGCAGCCAAGGGTCGAAGGCGACGTATAGAACCAGAACGTATGACAGCTAACGAACTGCGTCGTGAGGTAGACCTTATCTCCAGTCTATTCCCTTACCCTGCTGAGATCGGTGTCCAGTACATTGGGGATGGCAGTAAATCTGAAGCTATCAGTGAGCGCGTAGAGAAGGGTCTGAATGAGGCTATAGATCAACTCAACCCTCCACTAGACAGCCCGCTTCTTAGGGAACGTAGCCAGATGTGTCTCCTAGGCCGCTCAGCTCGTCTAATCTGTCCTGGGGATATGTACTGGTGGGGCTTCCCTTGGATGCAGCCAGATGAGGGTCTAGACCAGTGGAACAAGCGTTATAGTCAGTGGGCTACTCAGGCCCCTATCCCTGTCTGTTGGGTAGACCTCCCAGCCGAGTCAACCTTCCCTAGCAGCTTCGGCCGAATTAGTGAAGAGATAATCAGCTGGCAGACTGTCACTGGCTATGACCTCTATTCTATGTTCAGCCCTGACGAGCTAGCTGGAGTAATCCAGAGCCAACAGAGGATGGGCCAGGAGCACACCCTAGTTATCTTCAGCAACCGCTCTTGGCTCTTCTATGGCCTGGTACAAACCAAGACTGACGTACCTGGTATAGACTTTAAGCTGCGCTCTATAGAACATAACTTGGGTGTACCTGCTGTCCAGATCCTACCAGGCACCACCAGCCATCGTAAGGAGCCAGGTAAGTTCTGGGTTGGGGTCTCTGACAGCAGCATAGCCCTCATCAAAGCCGCTAACCGCAGACTTAGTGAAGCTGCTACTGCTAGCAAGTTCGATTCCCTACCTGTCTTCAAGATGTGGCTACAGGAAGACAACATGCTAGAAGAAGGCGCTAGCAGCGACAATACCAGTATGTTCCAAGGTGATCTCTGGTCTCTGCGAGGAGCTAACGCTGAAGGCCTAGAGAAGGAAGATATAGAACCTCTCTTCCATCCTCAGTTTGGTGAGAAGACCTTGGCAGTAGCTCAGTTCGCTCTAGCTCGTGCTGAGCGTAACAGTGGCGCAGTAGAGTCTCTGGAAGGTGCTACTGGCCCTAGTGGTGAGCCAGCCTGGTCACGTAACAGTATCATAGAGCAGTCTAAGATGAAGCAATCTAAGCTATCTCAGGCTGTAGCAGCCTCAGACCTCTCCGCTGCTGAGATGATCTCTCGTGCTATTATCAGCTTTGGTGAGGACATACCACTAACTATGAAGGGCACTGGCCCCCAGATTGTCCTGAAGCCTGACGACCTAAAGATATATCGAGTAGTCCTCAAGTCTGAATACAAGATGAAGCTGCCTGTCTCCCGTCGAGCTGATATACAGCTTGGTGTCTCTATTATGCAACAGGCTAAGGAAGCTGGTGTCCCCATTAGCCCTGCCTGGGTTATGGAGAACGTAATGGACATACAGCGCCCACTAGAGGAGTTCAAGCGTAGCCTAACCTGGGAACTCCTTATGTCTGATGAATCCAAAGCGTTCTATAAGCAGCTTCTTATCAAGGAATCTGAGTTAGACCTGGCCCAAGGCGAGGGTATGGCTATTGGAGATCTCCAGAAGCTAGTTGATAGTGGTCAGCTACCTCCACAGATAGCACAGCAGTTTGCTCAATTAGGATCTGCCAAAGGTGCTACTAATAATGCTAATCCTCGTACCAGAAACTTTGCTCGTGCTGGAATTCCATTTAGTACTAATCCAACTGGCCCACAACCTAGTCAAGAGATGCCGCCAGCAGGCCAATACTAGGAGGCACTATGTCAGCTTCAGTCCCAATTCAGATTATAGTGACAGTCCTCCCAAGTGGGCAAGTTCAAGTAGCTGGGCCTATTGAGGATAAGGTGCTGTGTCTTGGTCTGTTAGAGATGGCTAAAGCAACTGTAGTAGCCTATCAGCCTCCTCAGAAGCCATCTATAGTTCCCTTTGCTAATATACCTGACAATGGAGGCCTAGATGCCAGACAGTCCGTTTGATGTCCTAATAGAGTCTTTCAACGACGCTAAGGCCCAGATGCAGGACGCTACCAAGTCTATCCAGGCTGACATAGTCCGCCCACTAGATCCTAATGCCCAGACTCTAACTCGTCAACAGCGCCTAGTAGACTTTGAAGATTTCATGGCTAATCCTGCTAGGAGAGAATCAGAGTTCCTAAGGCTTCGTGAGCGCTATAACCTTCCTGACGATAAGCCGATCCCAAGACGCCTTGTTGACTATGTAGTCCAAGGGCTTAAGGAACAGAATCGAGCTAGCAAGGACAGCTCCTACACTCCACCAGGACTAGAGTAGTTGGCGATACCGTTCGGCTCTTACCGCTCCACTGGTCTACAGGATGGCCGTTTATCATTTGAGAAGGCTAGAACTGCTGCTCAAGGTATAGCTGGCGGTATCATAGGATCCAGTCTAACTCATCAGGCCCAAGGTCTATCCAGTATCAGCCAGAACCTCTTAGGCCTTATTAGTCAGCGTAATAGAATCCAAGGCCTGCCTAATATCCCTCTAACTGGCCAGTCTGGTGATGTAATAGGCATGCAGCAGTCCCGTGGCTACACTGGCCCGACCCCTGCTGCTGGTTACCAGGAGCCAATTCAAGTAGCTATGCGTACTGGCAATCTTGGAGAACAGTACAGAGCTAGAACCTTAGCCAGAATCCAGTTCCTTAACGAGAACGGTTTAGACACTAGCCAACTTAGTGCGCCACAGCTCCGCAACGTCCAGTTCGTACCAGATGATGTAATCCAGCGAGCTGTGTCAAGCAAGAATCTTGGTGAGATACCAGGGGAGCCAGGCTCACCAACTGGAGAGGCACCGTTACCCTATACTGAGCCTATAGGTGGTGTAACTTTACCAGAGGCTGCTTCTGTAGTCGGAACATTAGGACTCGGAGGAGCAGGAGAAAGTCTCGTTCCACGTATACTTGGCAATGCCAGAGCCGTGGTTGGAGGAGAAGTAGCTGGTCGGGTAACTTCTGCAGGACTAAACGCAGTCGGTGCTCCTCCTGCGGTTGCAATCCCAGCTACTGTTGCTGCTAGCTTGGCTGGTAGTGCAGTTGGCTATGCTGCGCCAGATATACTGGCTAATCCTAGGCTTCGGGCAGCGGCGCAGGCTATACATGCTGGTGAGGCTGGCGGCACTAGGTACACTCCACAAGAACCTGGTGGGCCTACTCCTGAAGAGCTAGCGTTCGGTACTGGAGCTGCTGGGGGACGATATTCTGGGCTGAATGATAAGGAATTGGTAAGTCTATATAAAAGTATAGGTGACAATCCTCCAGGCCAGGAATTATTTAGGGAAGTATATCGTAGGGAACTAGAGGGACAACTAGGCTTATCTCCTAGGAGCTATGTGGAGGACTGGCTGGGTAAAATTGATCTAACTGGGGAGCCTAGGCCACAGCCTATTTCCTATGAACCAGGTGGAGGGGCTACGCTATCTCATCTTACTGACGAGCAATTAAGGTGGAGGTATGACTTCTACCAAGAGAATCCACCTGTAAGTCCGGCATCTGCTCAAGAATTTAGGCAAATAAGAGATGAGTTAACTAAGAGGTATGGTAATTTAGGCCCAGGCACCTACCCTGGCCCAGAGGAAATCCCTCCCTTACCAACAGAAGCAGAGCTAGCCAAGATGCGCCCAACTGAGGTACCGCCTATTGAGCAAGCCGTTCCTCAACCTCCTGCTGGCCTTAGAGAAGACCTTCGCAAGGCTCTAACTGGCGAGACTCCTCCTAGCAATATTCCTGCTCCTGGTAGTCGTGGTCAGTATCTAGGCCCAGCCCTACGTCGTACCTACAAGTCCGCTGGCTTTACTAAGGATGAGATTAACCAGATTGCTGCTGGTGAGTTCCCTGAGCTTCTCCCTCGCGTTAGTGGTGCGGGTGGCCTAGCAGAGAACACCACTGAACTTCGCCGCAGACTCTTAGCTGAGCGTGGCAAAGGGTTCTTTGGTCGCCTTCCTGGGCCACCTACTGCTGAGGCTGCTCCTGCACCAGAGCCTCTTCAGCCTGGTACTGTGCCTACTACTGAAGGAGCTGAGCAGGCTAAGTTACTACCAGATATAGAGAAAGCATTTGGCACTAAATTAGCTGGTGCTGCTCACAATGCACTAGGAGCTACTTGGCATGAGGCAGTCAACTTAGTAGGTCTTCAGCGTGTGATCCGTACTATCTTGGACGTATCATGGCCTCTGCGTCAAGGTATAGCTGTAGCCGTTCGCCATCCTAAGGAAGTTTGGGGGAACATACCTAAGAAGGGCATAGCTACTCTATTCAGTAATGACGTAGCTACAGAGTGGGATGCAGCCACTAGAGCAAAGCCAGCTATCGTTAACATAGAAGGTCGTAATGTAACTATAGGTGACCTACAGAAAGAGGCTGGTCTATTTTTGCCAGAGCCGTCTGGGGCTAACGTTCCTCTGAGTGAGCGTACTGAGGAGTTTGGTGCTATAGCTGGCCGTGACTCTTGGGTTGGAAAGATATTTGGCCCGATAGCAAAACCCTTTGAGCGTAGCTTTACAGTCCTAGGTAATGCGACTCGTAGTGATATATTTGAGAATACAGTTCAAGGCTGGCTGAGGAACGGTAAGCAAGTAACTGACCAGGATACTGAAGCATTAGCCTGGTTGATAAATGTGGCTACTGGCCGAGGCAACCTAGGGGCCTTTAATCGCCATGCTGCAACTCTGGCTATACCTCTCTTCTCTCCTAGGCTGGCAGCCGCTAGAGTCGAACATGCACTATCTCCAGTGTTGCTGTCTACTGGTGTGGCAGGAGTGCCACAGTCGAATCTTGCTGCGAGGTTAGCTGCTGAACAACTAGTAACATTTATTGGTACAGGCCTAGCGATTCTAACTGTAGCTTCTAAGGTTGGTGGTGTGAAGGTAGAAACTAATCCTCTATCTAGTAAATGGGGCAAGATTGAAGTAGGCGCTGATCGCTTAGATCCTCTTAAGTTAACACACAAAATCGACCTATTTGGTGGCTATACACCGTATGCAAGTCTAATAGCTCGGCTGTATAATGCTAAGGCTATGTCAGATACTGGGCAGATCTACCCTAAAGACAGAATAGAGATTGCTAAGGACTTTGTGAGTACTAAGCTGTCTCCTACCTTTACTACAGTTAGAGACGCTGTTAGTGGTAAATATTTCAGTGGAGAGAAGGTGGACTTAAACACTCTAACAGGTGCTCGTACGTTCCTGTGGAACGAATTTAGTCCCCTAGCATTTAACGATATAGTTGAGGCAGTGAAAGCCGATAACGGCTTTAAGCCTCTTACACCAGCTTTAGGAGCTTACAGCATCCTTGGTGGTGGAGTAACTACATATGGTTCTAATCCTCAGACTGTAGCTAACTCCTTTAACCGCTATCAGGGCATAAGTAAAGACCAAGAAGACGCACTATATAAGTATCAACAAGAGGTTGCCTATGAGTGGAATCGAGCTAAGCGCCAGGGTGTGGATATAAGTCAAGCCGATATAGCAACCATACTAGGCCAGAAAACTGGGCGGCCTGAGCTAGGAGCGCAAGCTACTCTAGCTATCCAAAACAAGTTACCGCTTAACAAAGATCAGATACAGTTTGCTGTCAACCACCAAGATGATTTGGATGCTAAGACTCTATTGAGGCTGGTGCCTGATGAGATCCTACGCAAGTATCTAACTCCAAAGAACTTTGATCGTGTGTTCAAGCAATAGAGGGAAGCTGATATGAGTAATGGTAATAATACTCCAATAGACTGGGCTGCTGTCGCTGCAGCCGCTGAAGCTGCTAGGGGCGGCACAACTCCAGGAACTTCTGAGCCAAGTCTACTTAGCCAGTTAGTTGGCCGTGAGTATATTGATCCTGTTGCTCGTATCATAGGCACTCTCCAGGTCAGGGACTATGGACGTAACGCTCCTCGTGCTCCAGGTAGATATTATGGCTTGGTAGACCAGGCAGGCCAGTTTCACTACCTTACAAGAGGTAGTCGTCTGTATGACCCCGCAACTGCTACTGTGCATGATGTAGGTGGCTATCGTACCTACCGAGATCGTAGTGGCGCTGAGGTCTTGTATCCAAATGAGCAGCGTGACTTCTTTGTAAAGCCCAACCAGTTAACTGAGGCACAGAACGATAGAATGCTCGCCTCCCTTGGTCTATCTGCTGGAGGTGGGGGTGTAAGTGCTAACACTGCAGCTGAGATAGCCAGCCGCGAATCAATAGCTGCTGCTGACCGTGCTCAGCAGTTAGAGCTTGAACGTCTCCAAGCTCAGCGGGCTATCCAGCTAGAGCAGATGCAAGAAGAGTCTGCTATGAAGCGTCAGCGGCTATCTGAAGCTGGCAGCCTAGCACAGACTGCAGCAACAGTCCAGCAGCGCACTCGTGACTTAATAGCTCAACTAACTGGAGTCGATCCTATCCGTGCAGCTGTACGTATGCAAGGTGGTCTAGGTGGAGTTGGTGCTTCCCCTGCTGAGTCCTTCATGGCATCTAACAGAGCATTTGTAAACCAGCCTATTCCGGTTCCTAATGAGAATTCAACTATACCTGAGATAGGCCAAACTATTCAGCAGCTTCAAGGTATGCAATCGGCTCCAACAGCACCCTATCTTGGCTTTGCTGGTGGTGGCACTATTGATATGCAGCAAGGCCCAGATGGTGCTTACCAGATGGCTCCAACTGCACCAACCATGCCTATTGGGGTGGGGGGAGGTGGAGGGGGTATGCTTCCATTGGCTCTGGGTACAGCAGCACCTCAAGGCCAGCAGCCAGACATACAGCAGGGAACTACTAAGCGCGCCGTGCTAATAGGTGAAGCTGGCTCTAAGATAGCCCCAGGAACTGAAGTGGGGATCATAGATCAATCCAAGCCTGGTGCTGGTATCACTGAGATTATACCTCTAGTCAGCAGCGCCCAGGGTGGCGGCTACTACGGACAGACCTATGACCCTGCCACTATAGCTCAAGCGTTAGGCCCTGTCTATGGTAGCCTTGGCTTTGGGGCTGGCAACGTTCCTAAGTATGCTGGCGGATATTACCAGGGTGGCCCTAATGCTCGTGGTCTATCTCCATTAGGCTACTACATTGGCTCAGGTTACCGTCCCAGACTGCTCCGCGAAGAGAGCTTTGGTCAGCCTGGCCTAGACCCTGCAAATCCTGGCGTCTTCGGTCATACCTATTGGCTAGACCCTTGGGGCACCAGACATTGGATAGCTGGCGGTGAGAACCTACAGCATATTAGAGACTTAGGCTTCCGTCCTGAGGATATAGCTGTAGTATCTCCATCTGATATTAGAAACTTTACTGAAGGCGCTAACTACAGTTGGCCTACACCTCCACAGATTGAAGCTGGTGCTAGAAACTATCCAACAGCAGCTACACCGCTAGTAACTCCTCCATCAGCAGGCGGCTTTGCCCTTCCTGATCCTCGTATGTTAGCTGGTATCTGGCGGTTCCTTGACCCGTACACTCAGACTGTCTTAACCTCAGCCTATGGCACTGCTGGTCTTGGCCTAGGCTCCCCTGAGGCTACTCGGGCTGCCATAGAGCAAGAGGTAAACGCCTTTACACCACATGGTACAGCTACAGGGCCGGCACGATTCGGATAAGGGTATTGACACAATGTTACAGTTTGTGTTACAGTGGAGGCAACAGAAATGGCTGATACACCGTCTCTTGCACCTGAGGCTCCTACACAAGAGCCTTCCTTAGAGCAAGTCCGTTCTAGAATCGCTCTAGACGACACTGCTGCTCCTGAGGAAGAAGCTCCTGTGCCCCTGACTGAAGAGCCAGGCGAAGAGTCTCCTGAGGAGCAAGAGCAGCCGGAAGAAACGTTTACCCTTCCAGAAGGCTGGGAAGAAGCTGAGCCTGTCCTAGAGCGACTTAAGACTGCTGAGTCTGAAGGCTACAACAAGGCCAAGTCGCATCTAACTCGGGCTCATACTGCAACCCTGGCCGAGCTAGAGGAAACCCATCAGGGAGAGATTCAGCGCATCAGCCAGGAGGCTTCTTCCCGCGCAATGGTACAGACCTTTGCTGAGAAGATAGCTGAGCTGGACACTGATGATCCTGAAACTGTTAAAGTTGTAACTCGACTACTCCATGCTAACGAGTCCTGGGCCAGGGTGTTCCTTGGTGACCAGTTCAAGTCAGCACAGGGCCGCTTAGTAAATGCTGTCACTAATGATAGCCGCTTTACCAAAGACCTGCAAGAGGACGTAGCTGACGAGTTCAATGCTACAGTTACAGAATTAGCCCTCAAGCTGCGCCGTCAACTAGCTGGCGCTGCCAGCCAGGATGATGTCTCTCGTGCTTACTCCTCAGCCTTTAGTTCTTGGCTCGAAGAGCGTGATAAGCTCCGCGACCAGCAGATCATAAAGGCAGCCCTATCTAAGGAAGGTAAGCGTCTCGAAGAAGTGGCTAAGAAGGCTGCTGGCCTAGAAGTCAAAGCTGGCCAGCGCAATAATAGCCGTCCACCAGCTAAGCCCACTGGCTCCTCAGGTGGGGGTGGTACTCAGTACCGCACACTAGCTGAGGCCAGAGCGCTTCATGCTGATGGAAAGATCGATAACAACGAGATGCGAGCCGCCAAAGTCCGTTTTGGCGTAAGATAAGGATTGAAACATGCCTGTCGCTAATATGACACTAGCGGGGGCGAGCCAAGCACTTGACACTTCACTCCCAACGATTTTTTCGGAGTTCTTACTCCTCCGAGATGAAACTGGTGTCATGCGCGATGTCTCAACTCGCTATGACCTACAACCACATACTGGAACTGCCAAGAACATTATCAACTATGGCCGTGTAGTTGCCTTTAACGTAGCTGACGGTGTTGATATTGCTCAGGCCCAAGCCCTCAGCGACTTTCTAACTTCCTTCACTCCAACTGAGGTTGCTGTTCAGGTGATCCTGGCCGGCTCTACTATCCGCCGTGTGGCAGACCCTGATCTTGAGGGGCGTACTGCTAAGATCCTGAACAACGCTTATAACCTGAAGGAAGACGCTGATGGTGTAGGCCAGTTCAGCTCGTTTACCACTGCTGACATCGGCAGCGCTACCACTGTCTGCTCTCCAGGTCACATAGCAGCCCTGGCAGGTCGTCTCCGAGTTGGTATCTCAACAGCTAACCCCGAGCCAGCACCTGATCCGCTGTTTGCTGTGATCCATCCACTGTCAGCTGTAGCCCTTGCAGGCCGCATCGTTCCCTATGCAACAACTCCGGCTGGCGCTACTGCATATGGTGCTGCTGGTGGTGCTCATGCTGGTGTTTCTGTAGTCGCTGGTTCGCCAGAAAGCGGACAAGCGGAAACACTTCTAACAAAAGGCATTGGAGGCCTCGGTATGCTGGCCGGTCTTGACATTCGCCAGGATGCTAACATTCCAGTGGTCTCAGCTGGTGCTGGTGGTGCAGGCTTCTCCAAGGAAGGCATGGTCTATGTGTCCGAGCTGGAGCCTCGCTTAGATCCCGACACCAGTGACAAGTCGCTTCGTGGCGCAGTTGAGATGAACCTTTGGGGTAGTTACATCTGGGGTGTGTACCGGCCTGCTAACTACGGCCAGCTGGCAACCTTCGACGCTTCACTGCCGTCCTCGTAATCAGGGTAGGTGTGATTCCTACTCAGCCTTCAGATACGTACACAAGGAGATAAAATGAGCTTTCCAAATATGCTGTTTGCCCCTGAGGGAGAACAGTTCAATACTTATGCAGCTCCAACTGTAGCCGGTCAGGAGCGTACTCCACTTGGCACCCGCCTTATTATGCAGGACGGTCGTGAGTACCGCTTCTACTCAGTTGTTACAACTGTTCCTGTTATTGGTAACATGGTGCAGCGGGCGGCTCCGGTGGCTAACGATGTGAACCGTGCTGGTATTGCTGCTAATGGTGCCGTTGGTTCACGGAACCCTACACTAACAACTGGTGGTGCAGTCACAGCCAACTTCTATGCTGAGGGTTACTTTAACCTCTCAGTTGCTAACGCGGCTGCTACTGCTGGCTCGTCTGGTCAGGTCTATGTGGTTGACAACCATCTGGCTGGCACTACAGCAACAGTCTACAACCTTGCTGCAGGCCATGCTATTAGGTCAGCTGCTATTGACACAACCACACGAGTTGACTTGATCCAGAACCCATACAAGAACTGTATCCAGTCTCCTATTACAACTCTGACTAGCCATCCTATTGGAGCTTGTGTTTCAACACTAGCTACTCTCCAAATGGGGTGGATACAGACTAGAGGAATGGCATCAATTTTGACCTCTGGTACCGTTGTGATTGGTGAGCAGGTTATCGTTCCTGCAGGTGCAGCTGGAGCTGTTGGCCCTAACTCAGCTGGTGGCTCGGAGACTGAGTCTATCGTTGGTTATGTTGCCAGAGTAGCAGCCACAACTGCCTGGTCTGACATTCAACTCACTCTGCCTTAGTCCACAGGGGGAGCTGCTCGATAGTGGCTCCCCCTCAGGAGGTTTAATATGCCAAGACGAAGTAATGACAAGATCGAAGCTGATCGTACTAAGGTTGCTGACCAGTTAGCACGAGGAGAGATCACTGAAGAGGAAGCTGCTGAAAAGGACGAAGCCTTAGTCAAGGAGCTTACTGGTGGTGAATCCACAACTAGTACAGACGGGTGATTTCTACGAGAACGAGCCTGGTCAACCAGGTTACTTCGAGAATCCCCAGACTCCCAACACCTGTCTCTGTTGTGGTGTAGTCTACTACTATGCTACAGGCCCGATCTGTATCTGTGCTATTGGGGGTAACTACTGGCTCCAGGATGAGCTGCGCCGTATGACTTGTTTCTTTCATGCTCAGGAAAAGATCAAGGACGGCCTATTTGGTGCTTTACCTGGTGGATTCACTGTGCCTGGCGGTAAGCCAGTTGACCGTTCTATACATCGAGCTGGTGAGAGAACAGCTCCCATAGTTGGTGCCTCGGAGATCAAGCGCTAATGGAACTATTAATCCCAATAGCTCACAAGCTGACTATGAACCGTGAGGCTATTCCATATGCCCTCCAGGGCCAACTGTCTGGTGTAGTCCGCAGCGAACGTGATGCTAAGGAGATTGGTGCTGCCTTTGGTCGTGGCTATCGTCCTAGCAAGCCAGTCATGCTAATTGGCCCTGACGATCACACTGTTATCCTTATCATCGGTGGTGAGGCTGCAGAGATAGAGGATATAGCCTTAGCCAAGATGGATCAGCAGCGCCGGTCGGCTGAGAAGGGCCAGCGCGGTTTCAACTTTGCAGAGCATAGGGACGCTATTGGTGCTCCACCAGTAGAGAAAGTAGACAGTCTGTTCAGAGAAGCTCTTCAGGATCGCATCAAGCGTCACAAGCGCAATCCAGTAACAGACCCAGGAAAGGGAAGATAATGGCTGAGACATTAAAGGAGCGTGTGGCTAGGAAGCGTCAGGAGAATCCTTATTCCCAACAGATCTTTGCCGCTCAGAATCGTAATAAGATGGCTGAGTATAGCCAAGATGTGAATGAAGACGGCCAGCAGGCTAGTGTGAGTGCCCGAGGCCCAGGCCTAGTAGTCATGTTCAAGCCTGGCTCCTACGGACACCAGAGAGTAGATATTCCAGTCACCAACCTAGATATAGTCCTACCTGCTGGCTATCTCCCTGAGTGTCCTGCTTGCGGTTCAGTGGACTGCCAGATAGATGGTAAGCCCTGTCCTGCGCTTCCACCTGCACCATACCGTGTCTGTCCTATTCCATCCTGTCGCAAATACTTCTATGACCGGCCACCGCTAGATGCAGTAGAGGTAGTTGAGGATGAGTTTATGATTAGAGACGATGCCTATGTTCCTTCAACTCCAGAGCTGCGAACCAAGGCGGCTTTGGACGCTCACATGACTGCCTATCACCCCTCAGAGCAGGCATCCATGGCTCGCCAGAACCCAGTTCACTTGAAGCGGATAGAGGAAGTAAAGTCTGATGCCTGAGCTTAGCCTCAACCAGATTGGCTTCCAACAGCTAACAGTTAGTAACGTTGCTGTATCTCTAACAATAGCTCCAGTTGGAGCAACTCCTAGACACGCGCTGATATATGTTGGCGGTGATGCTGTACGTTGGAGGGCAGACGGTGTTGCACCAACAGCTACAATAGGAATCCAGGTACCTGCTAACGGTTACATCGACTTCACAGAACCTATGACAGACTTCTGGGGAATGATTAAGAACATTCAGTTCATCCGTGTAACTACTGATGCAACCCTTAACATAGCGTATATGACCTGATGTCTAACATAATCGTTCTCCCGTTCCCAGGTCTGACTCCTAGTTCCGTTACTCCAACTGAATTGGCAGCAGCTTCTGTTGTTGAAGCCAAGCTCGATACAGTAACCAACAACACTCTCAATGCAGCAAGAGTTGGTAAGTGGACTTACGACTTTACTGTCCTTGGTGGAGCTGTTAGTACAATCGCTCTAACTGGAGCTGCACTTGCTGCTAAGGCTGTTATCTTTGGTGGATTCATTCGAGTATTAACAGCTCTAACCTCAGGAGGTGCTGCTACTGCTGCACTGCAAGTTGAGGCAGCAAACGACATAGTTAACGCTACTGTAGTCTCAGGTGCCCCCTGGTCTACAACTGGGCGTAAGGTGATAATCCCTACTTGGGCTATAACCAATTCAGTGGAGACTACTCTAGCCAGAACTCCATCTATAGTAATTGGTACTTTTGCCCTGACAGCTGGCAAGTTTGATCTCTGGCTCTTTTATGAAGTTACTGACTAATGAGTGTCCGTCTACTAGAGTTAGAAGAGCTTTTAGATGAAGCCAAGCAGGAGCTTGAGGCACTTGGAGAAGTCACTACCGTAGAGAAGCACTTAGTGCGGAAACGAGTATTGAAGCTACAGCGTATGGTAGAATCTAGGAAGCAGTACGATGCCGCTGAGAAAAGGTAAGAGCAAGAAAGCCTTCAGTCAGAATGTAGAAACTGAAATGGCTGCTGGTAAGCCCCAAAAGCAAGCCGTAGCTATCGCATACTCGGTACAACGAGGTTCTAAGAAGAAAGGAGCCAAACGTGGCACGAAAAAGCACTAAAGGTATGAAAGGCTTTCAGAACATAGAGTCTGCTCAAGTATCTAAGATCAAGGCGCGAGGCGGTAAGACTGCTGGTGGTAAGAAGATCAGGAACCCCGCTGCCTATGTGGCAGCTGGTCTCCGCAGAACTGGCATTAAGAAGTATGGTGCTAAAGGCTTTGCAGCCAAGCAGAGAGCGGCTAGGTGACATCTAGTCTTAGGTTAGATCTTGAAACTGAGATCATCAGAATTCTGGCTCAGGCTGACCCAGAAGCCTCTCTGGTGCCAGTTCCTTTCAATGGTACTATTAGTGCTGTAGGAACTATAACTGCGCCTGGCTTAGATCGTGGCACTATCAATGCTAACCGCTTTGATGGTAGACTGATCAAGGTTGCTGAGGACGCAACAGCAGTAGCCTATGCTCCAGCGGTAACAGCTACAGGTGCCCAGACAGCTACTACTACTGCCTTTAATGTCAGCTCTACTACTAACATTAAGGCGGGGGATATACTGGAGATAGGTACTACCCTAGAGAAACTATTGGTGCGAGCTGTAGTTAGTGCTACACAGTTAACAGTGACTCGTGGTTACCAAGGCACAACAGCAACTGCTACTGCCGGTGGTGAGACTGTCCGTTATGATCCTTACGGTGAGTTCACTGGAGTAGACAACGGCGGATTTGCTGCTGGTGGTATTCTAACTATCAGCCCAGACTTTAGTGTAACTGGCTATGGTGCTGGCTCTTTTCTAATGTACCCTAAGGGTCTGCTACCTGACTATGTAGTAACTAAGCTTAACGCAGTCCTACGTAACACTGACCATCCTCACCTATGGTTCCCTAGTCTAGTAGACGACTCGGACATGGCCAGTGCTGACTTAACTAACTGGGCTGCTGTTGGGGCACCGACTACTAGAGCCTTCGATACCACTGCTGCTAACGTACTGTTTGGGGAGCGTTCACTGCATCTGGCTGGCGGTAATAATGATGGAGCTACTACTAACGCCTTTGATGTAACTGAGCAAGAGAACCTACTAGTCTGGGTTCCTGTCAGGGTTAATGCTACTGACCCAGCAGCAGGTGTAGCGGCTAAGGTAATTCTCCGCCGTGTCACCACTACTGCTGCTGATATTAGAACAGTAACCAGCCTTAATGAGCGCCTGTTCACTGATGTCTTCTTCCGAGATATTATCCCTTCTGGATGCCAACGTGCAGCTATTAGATTCTTAGGAGCGGCTGCCAGTGCTGACTTCTTTGTATCCCCTCACGTGGTAGTCCAGTCCGCTAAGCGTCGCGCCTACAATGTTCCCTCTTGGTGGACTCGTGAGGGCCAGCTCAAGGACATAATTTTCTTCTGGCCGCATTATACTAGTGATGTAGCTGATAGCTTTATTTCTCTGTCTGAGCGCGACTACGCTATGATTGATGTGAGCTTCCTTCGTGCTGACAGAGATCTGCATCCCCTCCGAGTTGAGTTCTATAGCTATGCTCAATACCCAGTTGGCTTCCTAGTCCAGCGGCCTTTTGTTGAGCTGGCTGGGGACTCCTCAACAACAGTGTGTGATAAAGACTATGTAGTGTTTAAGACTGTCAGTAACATTCTACGTGACCGTCAGAATCCTGGCTGGAAACACTGGGCTGGCAGAGCTGCGGAGCGCGCCAAACTATTTGGCTATGGAGGACGTGAGATAGAGGTAAGGGAGCAACTGTATGGCCGTTACCCCCTTAGTTGGCGTTACTATCGCCGTGGCCTCTATTAGATGGGTATTCCGCCTGGTGGTTTGCCAAGCGGTGCTGGCCCGATTGCTCCTCCTGTCTATCGTATCACTATTAATGGAGTCGAGTACCCATGCTCTGAGTGGCATGAGATAGAACGTGGTGAAGCCTTGGAGCGTGTCTGGGCTGACGGTTTCTGGGACGGGATAGGAGAGTCTAGAGTCCGTTCCCCTCGGCGCTGTCTTGTAGCTAGTTACTTAGATGTAACCTCACCGCCGTTCATCAGGTTAGTGCCTCCTATTACCACTATAACTGGTCTAACTGGCTTAGATGTTGCCAGCTTTCCTTTATACCATCTGCAGGCCCAGCAGCCTAACGGTACTAATGTTATCTATTTCTTTAATGGTACTAACAGGTATAAGGTCAATAGAGACAACAATACTCTTATTGAGGCTGTATCTACAGCTAATGTAACTTATGGTAGACCGGCACTATTCGAAGGTACTTGGCGCTTGGCTCGTGGTGAGACAGTAGACGCAGCTAACCTTACTGTTGGCAACGGCGCTGCTGCTGACACTGTAACAGCTATAGCTGGCTCTATTAAGGCTAGACACTTTGCGAGGATACAGGATGAGGGTGTAGCCAAGCTTGCTAGAGCCAGCCTCAATCAGGTGTCCTTATCCTCAGATGCAGTTACCTTTGCCAGTGGCTTTGAGGTAGGCGACACCAGCCTTAATATATCAGACTTACTGGAATCCCAGGGCGAGATACTGGTAATAAAGCCTGATGGCCCCTATAGATTTAATTCCAAAGGTGACTCTATCCAACTCCAGAAGTTCGTAGGGGTTAATCCTCAGGTCTCAGCTATTGATGGTTCTAACTCTCACGGCCATGGCCCTTATGCTTACTGGATAACTAGATCAGGCATCTGGCGTATCCTTGGCGATAACATGAGTCCAGTGGGCTTCGAGGCTGATCCCCAATACTTTGCTAACTCTACTGAGATTGAGCCTGGTACCTTCTGGCTGTCATGTACCGCTATTGGTAGATGGCTTTATGCTACTCGTGGTGGCCAGACCTGGCAAGCCTTTATCCGCGATGATGGTACTCTACAGTGGTATGGCTCTATAGTGGATGGCAACGGAGGAGCCTATCAGCGCTGTGTGTTAGATGGCGGTCTAGGTGTCTATGTTGGCCCTGCACTGTGGGTGGCAAGTGGTACCTCTGTAGTCCGTATGGATCTCCAGGCTGATGGTTCTATGCGTAGCTCACTAGGGGCAACTAGAGGTACTGCTGGCATTACCTCCCGTCTACGTATTGGTACAGATGACTTTGGCAGACCAGATAGGCAGAAGCAGCTCAGGCGTATGTGGCTGGTGGTAGATACCTATGTTAGCACTGAGCAGTACCAGTTAGTAATCATACGCGATGGTGCCACTGCTGACCAGAATGTAGGAGCTGCTATAGCTGCTGCTGGTCTAGCAGAGCGGATACCAACAGTAGGTACTAATGATCTGTTCTTTGCTGCCAGATACGGCTATAACATAACTGGTGTAACAGCTGGTGGTGAGCCGCTAGTTAGAGCCTTTGGTATAGAGTGCCATACTCCTAGTATCTATCAGGCTAAGATACCATTAACTCCTGACTCAGTGCGTGGCTATTCAATGGGTATCCAAGGATCGCTACAGAACCTTCGTACATTACAGAACGCCCAGAGGGTAGCTGTTAAGGAGCCAGAGTTAGACGCCACCAGAAACGGCTACGTTACAGCCTCCAGAGCTAATGTATCTTGGTTCCATCCTGGGGAGAAAGTAGTCGGTGCTGAAGGAGATCGTGGCATAGGATATGAGGTAATAGTAACTGTTGAGTTCTTTGATATACCAAGTAGTGTAGCATGAATGATACTCTAACTAGAGAAGACGTAGACCAGCAGGCGCAAGAGCGCCTTAGGGAGATTAATCTTCGCCTTTCCACTCTAGAGGGAATGAGGCCTAGAGGAGCCCAGATTGCTAAACCTCTAGATGGCCATCACCATATGGAGTCTGTTGAGCTATTCGATGAGGGGGTATCTCAGGGCTTCGGCTACCAGATGGACTTTATTGGAGATGCTGTCTATGCCTACAGATCAGGCCGGAAGCTCAATGTAACGCTTAATACTACCGGATTCCTGCTGTTTGCCCAAGGTACTTATACTGGTAATGGTGGTACATTAGCTATTACTGGTCTAGGCTTTACACCTAAGGTAGTAATAGTTAAGTCTGCTAACGTATTCAGTGGCTCTAACGGTCAGGCTATGATCCGCACTAATACATTCAGCACGTCTGAGAACGTTACCAATGCTACTACTGATGGTGGTATTGCCTCACTGGACACTGATGGCTTTACTGTTACCCAGACTGCTAGTGTTAATGGTAGAACTAATACTAATACTGAGACTTACTACTACTACGCTTTTGGTGGTGCTGGCTGTATAACAGGTACATATGTAGGTACTGGTATTGCTGGCAGTCAGGTAACTGGTCTAGCTGGTAAGCCTGTAATGCTGTGGATTAGGCGCCCTGCTGGTGGCAACTTGGTATGGCGCACTACAGCTATGCTTGCTGAGGACTATGGGTTCGATACTGATGCTGGCAATACTAACCGTATCCTGAGCCTTGATAATGGCGGTGGCTTCACTCTTGGCTCTGACAATGATGTTAATCAGTTAGGTATCACTTACCACTACATGGCGTTCATTGCAGCGTCTAATCTAGCAGTGGGAACGTTCTTAGGTAACGGTACTGATAACCGTACCTTGCCAGCAACAGCTCTAGGCTTTACGTCTACTATGCTTCATGTAAAGGCTGATGCCGGCCAGCTTGCTACTTGGAAGGTTAATGCTCTGGCTGGTGATGCTTCCTTTAACTATGGCAACGGTGCCAGCCAAGCTAACAAGATACAGAACCTAGCAATAGCTACTGGCCAGTTCCAGCTCGGCAATGATAATGAAGTTAATGCTAATGCTATTATCTATTATTTCTTTGCTGTTACTGTCTCTAATGCTATTGCTGGTATGGCTGTTAGAGAGGATGGAGTACTAGTAACTAGTATAGCTAGTACTCTTAACTTCCTAGAGCCTGATGCTGCCTTAACAAGTCTTAGTGGGTCTACTGTGGCTATCAACATGGCCCTCTATGCTCTCCTTGCTGGTAGAGCAGGAGGACAGACGCTTATCGGCGGTACGGCGGCGGATACCTATCTGAGTCTGCGCGGATCGTCTTCTAACCTGGCCTATACCGTCAAACTTCTGTCACCCCTGCGTATGACAACGGCAGGTAGCAGCGACAGCGGAACGGCGAGCGCTGCGACCACAACGGTCGTGACCGACTCGACCAAAACCTGGCTAGTGAACCAGTGGGCGGGTAGCATTCTTTCCTTTGTGGGCGAGACCAAGGCAGTCCTCTCCAATACGTCAACTGCTCTGACGGTAGATATTGCATTTTTCACTACCACTTCTGGTACAGCCAATGCAGCAGTAACAACCAGTAACACTACGCTGACTGATACGCGAGTGACTAACTGGCAATCCAACGCATTGGTGGGAGCCGTCGTTACTGCAGGCGGCAAGACGATGACGGTTACCTCTAATACGATCAACACCTTAACTGGTGCAGCTGGTTGGTCAGGTGGTGGCAATCCTGGCAATGGTGTCGCTTGGACACTATCACTCGCGGGGGTTGCCTACACTGTCACGAACTCAAATAACTCAGTCCAGGATTCCACAGGCGTAGCGCGTATTACCGTCGCAGCGACCAATCCCCAGATTCTTCTGGGGCCGTCAAGTACGACTACGAGCTTCGGGTCGAGTATTGCTGTGAAGATCGCTGATGTCCTTTCTCTAGGACAGACCGCTACCTTAACTGAGGCATCAGGTCGGCTTCAGATTGCTACCTGGCCGGGCCTCAATGTCCAAAATGTAAATATGTTCGCAGTATCGCTTACAGGCACTCAAACGATAAATGCGACAACAAGGGGTGGGTTTCAATTTGTTGGCACGTATGAGTTAGCTAGCTTTAACCTAACTGGTGCCAGTGGCAGCTTTGTAGGTCTCAGCGGTGTTCCGACTATCACGGACAGTGTGGGGACAGGAACAGTCACGCGGTTTATAGGAGTGCGGGGCGGCACAGTAGTAGGTTCCGCCAACTCTGGAACCCCACGCCTGATAAATTCGGCTGCTATCGAGGCGGGTCTTCTTGGCGACCTCAGTGCAGGCGGCGCAGTGCTTAGCAACCACGCAGGTCTGCGAGCACGTAACCAGAGCAATATTGTCGTGACTGGCACTTCTGCTGGTCTAGACATCGAGGCTCAGGGTGCTGGGTCAGCGACCGTCCGTAGTCTCCGTGTACAGGGAACAGGTGTCTCCGAGCACCAGCCTCCGCTCATACTCGGCACAACTTCAGCGGTGGGTTCGCTCAGGGATGCCAATAATATCAGCCGCATTGAACTTCCCTCGGCGGGACGTGTTGCACTGTCTGGCACAGGAGTCGGAGCTTACAGCCCTGTAGTTACGCTGAACACAGCATTGCCTGACGGTGTGGGCACGAGTGTGGTCTACACCTCGGCGGGTGATCCTATCCTTGTTGGGCACTACATACTCATCGACTCCGAAGCGATGCTGGTGAGCGCGGTCAACACAGCCACAAACACCCTCACCGTTAGTCGAGGTGCGCTTTCGACCACTGCCACCTCGCACCTGGCGGGTGTGGCCATCACTCAGACGCAGCGGGTAGACGTGTTCGTTAATGGAGGACTCGGAACGGCCGGAGGGACGCTTTACGGCGCTGACCTCGTTCTGCTTGGTGATAGCACGACCGAGTTGCTTGTCACCAAGAGCCAGACGACTCCAGTTGCGACAATCACTGGCAGCGGCTCAATGTTCGTTGCTCCGTCCAAGCACAACTACGCTGCGAACACCTCTTTCCGTGTGGAGATAGACACCGCTGGAGCGCTGAACGCCGTCTACACGACCGCGAACTACTCACCCTATACGACTCTTGCTGCTGACATCAACGCCTCCACCACGACGGTCACTTACACGAGCGCTGGTGACCCGGTAGCTATCAATGACTACATCATGATCTCGGGCGAGATTATGTTAGTGAGCAACGTCAACGCGGGGACTAATACCCTGACGGTGACAAGGGCAGTTCTGGACTTCCCCGGCATTGCCCACACAGCACTGGATGAGGACGGGAACGCAGTCCCTATCCAGAAGCTCGCGGTCTCGACCGCACAGGCCACGTTCAGATGGTCGGATACTGGTGGGGCTGTCTGGAACAATTCTCTGATTCCAGTGAAGTCCACTTTGACGCAGATCGGCAACGGATTCATCTGGATCAGGTTCTCAGGTTTTAACTTCGTTGTCGCGGACAGGTGGGACTGGACGGCCACAGGGACGGCGAACCAGGTCGAGATGATTAAGGCGGACACCACTAATAACGTTCTCTATCTGGGTGGGCGTCTCGTCCAGGCTTACACTGCCGATATTGCCAGCGGAGTCGTTATGACCTTTACCTACACAGGTGCGAGTCCAAGCAGTGTCTATGGAGCGGCGTTCGAGGGCAAGAGCACAGGCACGCTGACTCCGCAAATTGCCGGAGTCTTCGCTCAGGGCTCCTTGAATTCAGTTGCCAACGGCGGCGCCGCCACAGGGCTCACAGCGCAGGTATCAGCGCTCTCAGCACAGAGCGGTACGATTGCCAGCTTCACGACTTTGCTGGCCGAGGTGCCGGTCTTCGATGCGGCTATCTTCCCGACCCTCCAGTACGGCCTCAGGATCAAAGACCAGGGCAACGCCGGATCAGGCACGGTCACAGCACTCCAGATCGACTCCCAGACCGCTGGCGCGACTGCTACCTACAACATCCGTCAGCAAGGCACCACGGGCGTAAACCGCATCGCAGCCCCGACTCTCATAGGAGCGGACGCTTCTCCAGCGGCTGGAGTGCTTTTGGAGGTGCAGGGCGCGGCCGCCTCGGCAAGGATGCGTGTGCGGAGCGCGGACGCGGCGGCGACGCCTGCTATCGAGTTCAACGATGGTATCGCTGTTGACGCCTTCATGCGACTGGAGAACCGCATCGGGATCGGGATAGATCCGACCGCGAACATAGTCCTGCGTGTTGGCATGCCGACTGTCGGTTCAGCCCTTGTTAACCAAATGCTCCTGACGGGGACGAAGACAGAAACGGGCAATAACCAGACCAGAAACCTCTTTGCTTTCACGACGAACCACAGCGACGGGGGTTTCACAGGCCACAACGTGCGAGCCTTTGCTGTGAACCCGACGATCACGAACGCTGGGGGAAGTCACAACAACGTTATCCTCTTTCGCACGGCACCTTCTCCGTCAAGCGCCGTCATTACGAACCTTGCTTACTTTTCCACCGGACACCCTTCGGGTTCGGCTACCGTCACAAACCTTGCCTTCATGCACATCGGTGACATCGATGATGGCACAGTGTACACGACCACCAATGCCTACGGAATCCGCATCGGTCTGGACATGGAAGGCGTAGGGTCTGGCCCCTTTGGCGCGGGAGTGATCTCTACGGGCGGCACCGCAAATCCGATATACCAGCAGAGTATCCTTGCTGACATTTCCGGTGGGACTGCCGCCAACTTCTTCAACGTCTTCGGGGCGCCCACCAGCTTCGGTGGAATTGCGGCACCTGCTACCAGTGCTCTCATCGACATCAAGGGTACAGTTGGTGCGCTCCTTATCTCCCGGCTGACCACGGCACAGCGTGACGCGCTCACTGCCGTCGACGGGATGCTCGCCTACAACAACGATGCCGCCGTCGCCCGCGTCCAGGCTCGCGAGAATGGTTCATGGGAGTCGCTCGCTTTTGAGAAGCAGACCGAGATAGATTTCGGAGCCACTCCAGTCGATAATGCGACTTTCATAATCGTGGATGCTGCCGTCACAACAGGATCGCGCATCACTGCAAAAGTCGCCTACGAAGCGCCGACGGGAAAGGACTTGGATGAGGTGGAGATGGATATGCTAGAGCTGCTCTGCGGGCCAGGCAGTGGGCAGTTCACGCTATTCGCGCGAGGAATGGAGGGCTACGTCCACGACAAGTTTAAAATCAATTACGCAGTGGCTTAGGAGGATGAAATGGCGACAATCAAGAGTGGCGCCACCACCGACACGCTAACTATTGACC